TCCAGAAGTTACAGTTGATTTTTCCAACCATTTTCGTTGTTTCTGTTCGTCATATTCTTTACATGGATTAAAATCTAAGTCAAGATCAATCTGTTCCGTGAGTGGAAAGAAATAACTAATCTCAAGTTGCTGCATGTTCAGTTCTCTTTTCAAAATCTTCATCAGACTCAATCTCAATCTTTTTACCTTTACTTATTGCTTCGGTAATAAACTTGAGAAACATACCTTCCCACAGAGTTAAATTATCACATGTGAATGTGACATCTCTTTCATACTTTTGTTTATCTATCATACTTCAATATTCACTGCTTCTGTATAGAGAGACTTCATGAAAGTCTTTACCTGTTCTTTATCAACATCAGTTTGTACTGAGTCAATATAATTTGATAGAACACTTAAAGTATCTTCAAGATTTATTTCTTCGCCTAGTTCTCCATCTTCAAACTCAGATAAATTTTCAATAATCTTAATTTCGTAACATCCTTTATTATACAACTTAGAAATAAATTTGTCAAATTTATAATAGTCAGTTTTATTTACAACAATTAGTTTCAAGTATGTTTGTTTTAAGTCAAGTGCATCTAGATCGATTGGCTCTTGCTCTTTATCGTTGTATTCAAGTCTGACAAACATAGTATATGGGTTTTGGACAAACTCGAGTCCTCTTGTCTCAAGATCAAACAGGTGGAATCCTCTGGGATCGTTATAGTCCTGCCATGTAATTTCATAAGGATTTCCCAAATAGTGAATGTGACCATCAGTTGAACGATGATGATAATGACCAGAGAAGACCAAATCAAATTTTTCAAAAATTTCCTTAGATAAACCATCATGTGATTCCATCCCTCTATACATTGAGAATCCAGCAATTTCAAAATGCCCCATGCAAATTTCAGCTGTTGTATTGTTTAGTTCATCCATACTCTGCTGATAGTTCTCTGGACAAATCCATGGCATCATGCAAATGTTTGTGTCATCAATAGTAATAGTTTGTGGAGAATCAATTACATTTATATTTGCATACTCACGCAGAAGAAGATCTGGTGAGTTAACATCATTGGTATTTTTATAGTAGGTATCGTGATTACCTGCAAGCATATGAACAGTAATACCACGTTCTTCGAGTTTATCAAAGAACATTTCTTTTGCACGTTGGAGTGAATAGAAGTTTACATATTTTCGTCTGTCAAAAGTATCACCAAGCACAAGCAGATGTTCAATATTATTAGAGTCCAGATTAGTAAAGAATATATCATTGTAAAATCTTTCAAAAAAATCTAGGAATGCTATACTGTCTGATCTTGCACCGAAATGTTGGTCAGTTATGATCGCAATTTTCATTTATCTCCATTACCTCTGCTTTAAAAACTAAATCTATATTCTCTTTATAAAATTCTACAGCATCGTCAAAATTTATAAAGTGATGTTCAACAAAAGTCCCATCTTCATTTGTTAAACGTATGGTAATCATACGAATCCCATTCTTCTATCTGTTTTAGATTTTTTGCTTTCGTCAGACTGTTTGTTGAATAACTCAGCGATAGAATATTCCATAACCTCACCACCTTTGCGTAGTGGTACTTCACCACCAAGTTTATTAGCAAGAATATCTGCATGATATAGAGATAGTGGTTTAAACTCAACGATATCAAAGCAACGTCCTGGACGAACCAGAGCAGAGTCAATATCACGAATGCTTGGAAGGTTAGTAGAGAAAATCATCTTCTTACCTTTGGTAGTCACAAGACCATCACCTACGTTAAGGAAGCGATGCATCATTGTGTTACCATCACTACGTGTCTTCAAGAATGCATCACTGTCTTCAAGAACCATAACTTCTGCATCATCTTCAATGAATCGTGCAAAGAAACCATCCTTATCAAGAATGGCAGAATCATACGTAACAATCGCAGAGCAGTTACGATGTGCAAGTAGACCACGAATAAATGTAGTCTTGCCAGTTCCAGGTGGACCGATTAACAAAAGGATGTTGGCAGAAGATTGCATGTAGCGATCGTAGTAATCTTCAAGTGATTCTTCGCCAAGGAATGGATACATTTCTTTAATAGGTAGACGATCACGATTCAGTGGGACATTGACAGAGTTACCATCAGAACCATATACCCACTCGATGTAAGATGATACTACATCAAAGTTACTTTCAATAATGTCAATTTGTTCTTCACAAAATGCAACATCACCATATGCACGAACAGTTGTTGAGTTGCTGTTGACATCAAACTTAATAAAATTTGGAATGTCTTTTTTTTCAATAATCATACCAGCAGATGAATTGTTCTGCATGTAAAGATACTCTGTATAGTGATGCTCTGCCCAGTTAGCCCAGTTAGCACGATTACATAGAACAGTAGTTTCTCTTTGTACTGTGGTTCTTTCACTGTCAGCACGAAGTTTCATAACCTCAGCTGTGATCAAATCCTCAGTATCAGATACTCCAAGGAAAATTTTGTTCTCAGTGTTATTCATAATTTCTTTCAAATCAAATTTATTATCAGATGTATCCCATATATGTTTACGCAACAATCTCTTAGTAGGTTTACGACGTGCTCTTCCTGGTCTTACTACTGTTCTTCTCGCCAAGCTGTTAAAACTTCTACTAGACCTTGTTAGTGAACGCAAATAATCTTGTATGTTAAACTCACTCATTGTCATCTTTCAATTCTATAAAATTATCAAGAGTAGATTGTTCTTTCTTTCGTTTACGTTTTTCTTTTTTACGCTCGATAAAGTCATCAAAATTTGAATTGTTTTGCATGAAGTCTAGATAAGCATTTTGGTATTGACCATCTTCATCATGTTCTTGTAACTCAAATACTTCAAATGGCATGTCTTGAATTAACTTACCTTTGACATATGTCTGTTTCTTCTCAGTAGCTATTCTACGTAAGAATGCATAGTAGATAATTTGTGTGAAGTAGGCGAAGGGATTTGAGGATTTTGCTGGATCAAAATTGTTGAAATACTGCAAGCAATTTTCAACACCATCAGAAATCATTTCTTCTCGGTACGAGTAATTAATGAAATTCGGTTTATATGATAGATGAGTTGCGATTTTTAAAATACAATCACCGAGATAGTTTGGTAGCTGTGGAAGTGGTAACCCCTGTTCCTTTGCTGCCATCACCTTTTCTCGATGCTCAGTAATTGCTTTCAAAAAATCTGCATTGTTTACGTAATGTGCCACAAGATTCAATCCTTTTAATAATAACATTCATTATACTACAAAACCAATTAAAACGCAAATATATTTTTATTGCATTTTTGCAAACGTAAATTTATTTTACTTTTATTTGACAAGCGAGTAAACTTACAGTGTTAGGGTTGATGAGGAAACTAATTGATTGTATCGTTACCTTCAATAAAGTAGCGATAATCTTCCTCTTCTCTTACCACTGGAGCATTGGCGATTGCTTCCAGCATATCGATTCTCTTACGAATCTCTTCTACTGTAATAGGTTCTTCTTCCTCTTGTTCTTTTAGTTCTATCTGGCTTACCGAACCATCTGCTTCTTTTCTTACAAGAACAGAGGACTCATGTTCATCAACTAAACGTGTATAATGTGGCACGATCATTTGATGCAACTTCTTTATAAAGATAACAGTACTTTTTGGAATGCTGAAGTGTTTGTCTTCAGAAAATTGGCACAGTGGTGATGCTGTCACATGTTCATGTGTTTTACCACCCTGCGTAAATGGAATTGCCCTGATAAGCATTGGATAGTCTACTTGTATCATTGCATCATCTTCATTGGTCAATGTTGCCATGACCTGTTCACCAGAAACAAGTTTTATGATTACAAAGTTTCCTTCGCTGTTAATCATAAATTAACCTCCACTAATTTTATTTCAAACTGCTCTTCGGCATAAGTTTTGTAGCGTTCAGCTGCATGATTTAGAGTATGATTCTTCCAAGACTTCCAATGCAGATCGTCTGCAATGTCATAAAGGTTACAGGCAGTCTTGCCATCTTTTAATCTTAGACCACGACCAATACTTTGAAGATTGCGAATCTTACTCTTTGAAGGAGATGCAAAGATAACATTCTCAATCGAAGGTATGTTGATACCAGTCGAAAATGTCCCGAATGACGCAATGATAATAGCATCGCTCTCTCCTTCTGTGATATGACGCACTGCTTCTCGATCAGATGTATCAGTGCCACCATATACGAAGAAAATCTTTCTATCATCATGCGCCTTATTTTTAATTAGTTCGTAGAGCACTTTGCCATGCTTTTCAACGTATTGAAAAAGAACTAGCGTATTTCCTTGAGTTTTCACCGCCAGATTGCGTATGAATTTATTTCGTGCTTCATTAGACACAATAAAATCCATTTCATCTTGGTAGGTCATGTTCTTTTGTGCTTTACGAATCTCCTCAGAATATTTCAATATAAGACACGTTATATTTAGGGATGACAGTCTTCCTGAATCCATAAGTGCTTTAGTAGTAGTTACTTTATGCACTGGACCGAACATACCCTCAAGAACTAAACGATGTATTTTCTTGTTATCAAGAGTTCCTGTAGTGCCGATACGATAAGCAATCGTATCCATCTTTTCCATTACAGTAGTTAGAGACTTCGCTTTAAACTGGTGTGCTTCATCACCAAAGATAACATTGAATTGTCTGAACCAAGATTTAGGTTGTAGATAAACAGATTGCCATGTGGTTATCAAAACATCTTTGCTAAAATCTTTGGTAAATCCACTATACAATTTTTGACAGTGCGAGTCAGTATTCCAACCATTGACAGATGAGTAATCCTGAAAGTCTGCGAAGAGTTGTTCTACAAGAGATGTAGTAGGAACAATAATTATACACTTGCGACCTTTATCTAGATGCCAACGCATCGTAGTATAGATAATAAAAGATTTACCAGAAGCAGTTGGTGATAGAAGTAATGTTCTATCTTTGTTAATTGCTGTTGTTACAGCATCAATCTGATAGTCACGTATCTCGATAGGTTTACCACGTCCATGTGGTTCTAGAGATCTGGCAAAATTTTCAATTTCTGTATTTGATAAACCAGCGTCAGATACTATCGGTGTTTTAATTTCAACTTCGTAGTTGTTACGTGAACAAAATTCTAATACGTAATTGTATAAACCTACGTAAAGTGTTTTTCTTACTTGATCGTATAAACGAACTTTACCATCCCAGAGTCTTGCTCTATACTGCGGAGTAAACCTTGCTCCAGGATATTCATATGTGAAGAAGTCAGCGAGTTCTTGCTCAATGCTAGAATCACTGAACACTCGCATATAGACTTCATCTAATTTCTCTATTGTTACCATTACATACCTGCGAGAAACTTCTTCCACTCCACGCCTGTCTTAATCTGCCAGTCACGTGCTTTAATTTGTCCAAGAATAGATTCAAGAAGATATATCATTGTCTCGAGATACGAAACTCTTTGCTCTATTACAAGCAGATCGTTATCTCCCTTTAGGAATTCATCCATCTCATTCTTGATTGGTTTAATACCCTGCCACTGATCCCATCCGAGATCTGTTAATTCATCACGTGACAATTCACCACGATAGTAGCGAAACTTGTTCTTACGAAGAATGCTATAATCGGCAGATAGTTTGGTATGTTTTAGTTTAGCATTCACAAGCAGCTTAACGTACTTGGCATGCAGTTTAGGAGTTGCTGTGGATTGTTCACCGAGATAGTTATCGTCTATCTCGCAATCCTTATCCCACTCTTGTTGAATTTCGTCTAGCGTCATAATATCCTCACTGTCGTAGTATACATTATACTACAAATTGGCAAAAATGTCAAATAAATTTATAGTAGCCGTAGCGGAATGTTGCATTCCCAACTAGGTACTGGACGTCATTGCTTGTAGATTGAAATACGATTGAATCGATAGTTGTTGGAAACATGTCAATAAATTGCACAGTCTGTACTGCATTATTTGTTGAACCAAGTATTTCCAAAGTTGCATCTGAATAGTTCTTTGCCAATTCAGAAGTTAGACCACGTTGGTCTGCATTAATGAAATTTATGTACTGATCGTAATTGTTTGGAAAACCTAAAGCAATGATCCAGTTGTAGATTGCTTTATAGTTTGCCATATTCTCATCAATAAGAAACTGAACATTTAGTTGATCATATGTTAAATGTTCACCAGGAATTGGTTGTGTTGTAAATGGGTTTGACAAAGTCGGTTCACCCAAAATAATTCCAGGTAGATTTACTTGCTGACAGAAGTAACTCATCTGTGGCAATTTTTGTATAGCAAAGTTGAACCCATTTGGAGACAATGGATTAATGTTATCTGGGATTGGACAAGAAAGTGTATTAGCCATATTATTATTTAGGTAATAAAAAAGGGAGATCCCGAAAGACCTCCCTTTGAAGTACCGCTTCTATGTCGGCTTAATAGCCAACCTAACGATTACATTAGGTTAGTAACCTTAACACGACGGTAGTAGTAGTTTGCGTTAGCAGTTAGGTTGTCTTCACCGCTAGTGCCATCGTCCAAGTTAACGAATGGGTTAGCAACTAGACCGTAACGAGTCTTGAAACCAATCTTTGGTTGGAAGCTGTTAGGATCAACTGCACGAACCATTTGTAGAGGAACGTATGGGCAGTAGAAAAGACCAGCGTCAAATGCAGAAGTACCTTTGTATCCGCAAACGAAATACTGAGTTGCTGACACGTTAGAAGTATATGGGTCAACATACACTTTGTACTTACCATTTAGAACACCTGCGAAAGTAGTTGAAGTATCATCAACATTTAGGCTAGTTGACAATGCTGGAGCATAGTCAAGAACACCAGCCATCGCTAATGCAGAAGCAACGTCTGCAGAAGTGATGATGAAGTTACCACGACCACGACGAGTTTGTTGACCAATCGCATTGGCTTCACGTTCGATTTGGAACAATAGACCTTTGAATTTTTCAACAGACCAACGACCATTAGAGTCAGTGTCTAGGTCGAAAGTACCAGCAGTAGTAGTACCAACTGCAGCACCTGCTTTAGCAGTTGCATATACAGTACGAACAACTTCACGATTGATCTCAGCAAGGATCTCAGTAGAAAGAATGTTGCTCAATTCGCCTTCAGCGTCAAGACCATGAACAGACTTCATGTCTTGTGCCAATTCGATTGAGTATTCTGCTTTTAGAGCACGAGTCTTAGCAGTTACGCTAGTTTTCTCGATTGAGAAAGCCATTGCACCGAAAGAACCATCGCCCACACCACCTTGACCAAGACGTTCAGCTGCAGAAGTAGCCAAACCAGTACCAGTAGTTTCTGAACCACTGAAGTCGAAAGGACCAGAGTGAGTACCAGTACCTGCGAATGAAGAGTCAGCTTCATTGAACAATGCTTCTGTACCACCTTGAGTTGAGTAACGTGATTTCATTGCGAAGATCAAGCCAGTTGGCTGAGTCATTGGCTGTACGCCAGCGATATCATACGCAATAAGTTGTGGCATTGCACGACGTACCAAGCTGATCAATACTGGATCAAACTTAGCGAAACCACCAGTGTCACCATAAGAACCAACTGCGTTAGCAGGTGCAGCTTCGAAAAGAGCTTCACGTTGCTTAGACATTTCACGTTCTTGGTTTTCCAAAAGAACAGCAGTAACTTCTTTACGATACATGTCCTTGATTGGAGCAGCACCTTCGTGCTCTAGCACTGGTGCCCATTTTTTAACTAGATCTTGACGAATAGTCATTTTATTTCCTTTTAATTATTTGTTGCGGTTAAGGATGCTAGTATATGCAGCCATAGCTGGGTCTAATTTCTTTTCCTCAGTTAGCTGGTCTACTGGTGCATCAGTTACAACAGATTTAATATCTGCTTGTGCCTTAGTATTGAAGTAGTTCTCACGAATAGTTTGAACTTTAACTTTGAAAGATTCTTCATCTTCATATGAAAGTTCTTCTGCTAGACCTTTTAGTTTTTCAACTTCAGTAGCAGCAAGTCCTTCGCTAATTTCACTAACGATTTCAGCACGCTTCAAAGAGCCAAGAGTTTTGTTCATCTCGACATTTGCTGCGACTTGTTCGTTTAGTTTTTCTTCTAGTTCAGAAACTTGTTCTTCTAGAGCATTAAGTACATCGAATTTCTCTTCTGGAATATCGATATAGTGCTCTTGGAAGAGACCTTTCAAACCATGAATAAAACCTTCAACAATTTCAGACTTCATACCATGCTCAAGGGCAAGTTCATTCTGTGCAATCCACTGCTCGACAACGTAGTCGAGATATCCATCAACCTGTTCAACAAGACCCTCTTTATTCTCTTCGATTGCTACTTGCAATCTAGAATCGAATTCTTCTTCGATACGTGCTAGTTCTTCATTAACACGTGTCATTACTGCAGCTTCGAAAATAGTGGTAGCCTTCTGACGGAATTCCTCAGAAAGATCTTCACCATTCATAAGTGCATCAATATCTTCTTTAACACCTTTCACAGCGTCACCTTTGCGAACTGGAGTTTGATCTCCTGCTTCAGCAGAGCTGTTTGCTGGATTGGCTTTCTTAGATGTAGCATTTGCTGCTTCATCTTCATCTTGTACATTGTTCTTTGCATTAGAAGGATTATCTTCTGTACCAGATGCTGGAACTGCATTAGATGATTTACGAATTGGAGTTTGATCTCCTGCTTCAGCATTACCTTTAGCAGAATTTTGACCACCTTCAGCACCTGCAAATTTTGCTTCTTCTAACTGTTTTGCACGAGACTCGGCAAGTAGTTCAGCGATTTTTTGTTCGATTGACATCGTTTTCTCCTAACTGGATAAGTTCTATATTATTTATTATTTATCTGATTTTACTCAGAAATCTTTGAAAAGCGAGAACCTTCGCTTCTTCTAAGTTGCGTGAAGAAGTTTTTCTAATAAAAGATTTTGCTTCTTCAATATGTCTTTCCACAAACTTTCCATCAACGAAAACCCACTCTTTGCCCTCCATAATGCCACGTACGTAAGCATCTGGGGCAGAAGGGTCGGCAACGATGTCAGCTGCAGTGGACAGCATAAAATCGTCTTGAACAATTTGAACACCTTCGTTGTTAGACTTCAGTGATCCAAGTGCTCTACTAGAAACACCAAGATTAGCTCCGCCATCTAAAAGACCACGAGCAATCATACCCATTGGAGTTTCTAAAATTTTTGCACGACCTACATAGTTAGTACCTTCCTTTTTCAAAGAGGTAATCATGTGGGACACACGATCTAGATTAATCGATGGAGTATCAGGATGACCCAACTCTCCGTATGCACGATTAGTTTCTACTTGTTCTTTCATGTAACGACCGACTTCTTTATCCATAACTGATTCTGGATACATACGACCATTACGATTTTTTAATTCTGATTGAAGGAAAACACCTTCAATAAAATAGTTTTTACCTTTACCGCTGAGATCTTTCTCAACGATAAACTGTGTAGATTCGTTAACTTCTCTAATTAGTCTCATGGCTTATACCTTATCTGGAGAACCACTTAATGTGGTAGAAGCACCAACACGAGAACGATCATCGTAAGCACCATATACAGCTTCCTCAACCTTAGTAGAGTAGCCAGCAATCTTACGTAGCGTTACATAAACTGTTGCTTCAGCACCTGCAATAGTTACAACAACATCAGATGTATTGTTTGTAGTTTCAACAAACCCATTACCTTCGAAGTTAAAGTTAACGCTATTCTCTGGTGCGAATGATAATACGTTTACACTGTTACGAGTAATAGTTGCAGATCCACCAAGCAGTCCAGTTGTCATTACTCCAACGATATTTGCAGTAGGTGTTCCACCAGCAGTTAGTGCCTGAGTAGAAGCCAAGCAATCAACTGCTAAACTAATAGTAGCAGATGCTGCGGTACCAGTAACCTTTACAATGGTTTCTTGGTTCGTATTTTTCATTACGGTTTTAGTGACAGCCATTTTTATTCCTCTATTCTCTCAAGCACATGTAAGAAGTTATCTTTGGATTCTCTCATATACTCGATGATTTCTTGTTGACCCTGTAACAAATTATTTAGTGTTTCTTGTGTAGTCTCATTTATTGCAACCACACAACCATCATTTAATTCGTAGTGTATCTTACCTTCAACAATTTTATCCGATTTGTTTAGTGAACGAATTTCTTGGACTACTGGATCAACTGTGAAGATTTTAGAAGAGGCAAGATCGAGATATGTTTCTATTAAAGTATCTGTTACTCTGACGTCATGATATTCTTTAATGATATTAGCAATACGTGTATCAGTTATATCTTCATATAATGTTTTTGTGACTTCTTCTTCTAGTATATCTGAATAATTCTTATTCTTGATAAATGTTCTTGCCTCTTCTAAAGTCTTAAATTCAGTTTCAGTTTTATCAACCAAAATTTTATTATCAGCAGTTTTCTGAATCAAATGACCATAGGAATGAATACTCTCCTCGAGATCCACGCCCATGGACTTGTTAATTGATTTTGAAAACTGTCCGAAGTACATATTATTTAAATCTTGTTACAGACATACTGGTGTTGGCACCACTTGCTGTACGATTCTTTGGGATTACGCCAGACTTACCTGCAGCACGTCTCGCTTTGCGAGCAGCCTTTGCAATTTGCGCAGTAGTATCACGATGCGCTTGAGTAGTAGCAGTATGTAAACCACCCTCACGTTTTGCAGGATAACGCTTGTCAGTTTCTTCTGGACCAGTTTTACCGTATAACTTTACAACTTCAAGAACAACTGATTGTTCTTCTTCAGAAAGTTGAGTCAACTCTTCAACTGTCATCTCTGAAATAGTAGAAAGGATTTCTTCTTCAGTCAATTCTTCTTCGACTTCAGCTTCTTCCTTTTTCATTTCTTTGGACTCATCATCCTTTTTCTTTTCATTCTTTTCTTCTTTAGACCATGCTTCTGAAAATTGATTTGAATTTTCTTTGACATCATCTAATGCTTTAACGACAGCGTTGATTAAATCTGACATTTATTACTCCTGAGTTTCTGTGTCAAGTTGTGGAGCATTCTGATTAAACATAGTCTGTGCAATATTTTGACGCATAACATCTAATTTTGCAGAAATCTTTTCAGCCATTGCTGCACCGAAAGATTGTTCAGTTCCAACTGCATCACCAGTGCTAATCGCATCGATTAAATTTTTAACTTCACTCATAATTATTTCTCCTGTTTACTTGTAGGTGCTTCTTGTGTTTCAGGTGGCGCATTTTGCTGTAAGTAGTTTTGTTGAGCAGTTTGCGTAACCCCAGCAATCATACCTTCATGATCTGCCTGTTCAATCTGATTATTCTTATCTTGTTCCATATCTTTATCCATCTCTTCCATGTCTTCGTCAGTCTGTTGAAGAACATTTTTACGAACCCACTTAGATGAATAATATTTACCGACATATGGATCAACTAATTGCAACATAGAAAGTCTAGTCTGCAATAATTCATTTTCTTTTAATTCAGTGAAGTGATTGTCTTGGTTATAATCATACTCGATGAAGTGTTCCATATCTTCCCACTCATCAGCACGAATAATACCTTTCAATGCTAACTGAACACGTAACGTATTCGAAAATAAAGACGAAAACTTTTTACGTTGTCTCTGAATAAATTTGTTAAACTTAATCTCATCTCGAGTAATTTCTTGACTACGACCAAGACTAAATCCTTGTGTCGGAATCATTCTCGAGATAGGCACGTTTAATGCCATGTATAATTTCTTTTGGAAATATTCAATATCCTGAATATCTCCTAAATTCTGTCCACCTGGAAGAGTAGTAATCTCAGTACCCTTACCACCTTCACGACGTGGCATCCAGAAGTCTTCCATCATTGATAGATGCTTCTTATTGTCTCGTACTTCACCAGTAACTGCATCATAAACAATTTTATTTCTAAACTTGTTCATCATGTCATTAACGTATTGTTCTGCCTTCAACTTTGGAAGGTTACCTACGTCAACGTAAAATACTCTACGTTCTGGAGCACGTGAAATGCGATAGATAACTACCGCATCTTCAATCATCTTTAACTGGTTAACTGGTTTGATTGCTTTATGCAATGCAGAAAGTGTCATTCCAGTATTGGCATCCATTAAACCAGAGTTGCAAAATACTACTGAGTCAATCGGTAGTTTTACACCCTGAGTTGTTTGCTCCATAATACCTTTGTCGTTATAAAGAAAATATTCTTCTACTTGCTTTATAACCTCCACACCTGTTGGAGTTCTTTCCTTTGTTACATTTTTAATCCTACGAATTTTACGTGGATCAATGTAACGCATTTCAACAATACCAGATTTTGGATTTTTCTCATCAATCAAAATTTGGTAGTAAAGACGACCATCGATATACCAAGAGCGGAAAATGTCATGACCTTTATAATCAAAGTTATAAAGTCTTAGAACATTGTCAAATTCTTCACGAATTTTTTTCTTGATAGCGTCAGAAACCTTCAGTTTATCAAGATTAATTTTTATTGGTTGATCATTACCATCTGTAACTATTGTTTCATTTACAATATCTTCAATAGCTGCGTCACAATCAGAATACTGGGATGCTTCACGATAACGACGAATTAAATCATTTTCGTTCTTGACAACACCCTCAACATCCATAACCATGCCATAATAAGCACTCGCACTGGCTACGACTGTTGAGCCATCGTCAGATGAGGGAGTTACAACACTCCCTACATCCAACCCAGCTTTTTTTCTTTTTAACTCAAACCCAAAAATCTGCATAATTAAATTAAACCTTTTTATCGATTATTGACCAATAGGAATTGGGAAATTACCGATAGGTGAATTAATAGAAACATTAACACCAATTCCATTACCTTCAGTACTATTGCTAGTGAAGAAGTTGTATTGGAATTCTACATCAAATGTTTCGATTTGGTTTTGTTGCTCGTAGTCAAGAGCAATAGCACCGATAGTAGTTGGATACGCATCAATAAATTTATAGATCTTAACAGATGCACCATTACGATCTAGTTGGTGAACAGTCATATCTACTTGATAGTCACGTGGATTTACACGACCAGTAGTTGTAGAATAATTCTGAATACCTGATTGCCACTGCTCAATCGCATTACGGATTGAGAAAGTAGTATCGTTGTAAATTGAAATTGTCCATGGTTGGAAAGTGCGTTCACCAGCAAAGTTAATTGGGCGACCACGATAAAGAACAGCAATGTTCTCTAAAGTAGAAGCTGGTAATTGAGCAGACTTGCACAGGAACTGTGCTTGTTGACCTGCTAAAATACCACCAGTAACGAATGATGGGAACGATAATTCAACTCGGAACTGATTAGGGCGAGCACCGCCACCAATCATCTGGGCTTTAAAATCAGCAATATTTGCCATTTGTTATCTCCTTTATCTCTATTTATCGTGATTATTGACCACCACCAATTTCACTGAAAGCAATGCTAGAGCGAGCAGCGATGAAATTGAGAGTGATAAAGTTGATAGAACGATTTGGCTTAATGAAGATATCAGCAACGAACTCGTTACGGTCGATAACTTCACCAGTGTTGTTAGTTGCATCGCACTTAACAACGAATTCAGTGATACCACGACGACCCTGTACGTCACGTAGGAATGGCTCTAC